ATCACGTCATGGCGTCGACTATTTAAGCGTTTGACTAACGCACCAAGATTAAATATCCTGTTCCCCAGGGTACCAATTTTGTTGTTATGGTGAGCACACTATTCACTCATTCTAATCTTAACTAGTATGCTCCTCACCTGCTAGATCCCCCAACTACTCATTCATTCACTTTTTATTTTGATTTTTGACTCAGTAAATTCTTATTTCGTTCCGGTTCAGTAGACTTCGTTCAGGTACATGTCGTCGTAATCTTCAAATGTTTCCATTATCGGCTCGATGTTCACCGTACTCAGGGCCTGGTTGACGAGTGTTCGATGGCGTGAGAAATACGATCGCCCCCATTGGTACGAATACCGCAGGGAGTTCTCGCAGTTCTCACGACATGCCCGCTCTGGGTTGGCACTTTTTCTTACCCAGTTAGTCAAGTCTTCTATCACTTCCTTGTCTATCGGAGCCAGATACAAATCTAACTCTTCATGCTTGACAATATGGCGCTTCAAAAACTGTAGGTCTTCGATCTTCACATATGCTTCAGTTCGTTCTCCTTTGTCAGCTGGTGTATACTCAATTCCAAATTCACTCAAAATCTTTCCTACTATTATGGCGTTGTACATCTTCACGTACCGCTGACTAACCGCCACAGCATTATCATCTCCATAGACCTTCTTCACGGTATTTCTCTCCATTGAGGCCATATTTGCAGACTTTCTAGCTAACTCTCGTTCTTCTTGAGTCAGCTCCTCGTTTGTGCTTGCGATCAACATTGCTATCAACCAGCAAACATCCAGGTATGCTTCATTTACGTCCGAGTTGAGTATGGATGTGATTCCAACTCCTGATTTATTTGACTGGAATGTCTCGAACACTGCATTTCCAGTTCTGTGGATGGTGTGTGCTACTTCGTCCAGCAACACTTGTCTAATCCTAGCATTCTCTTCGCCATCATCATACCACGCATTCACTAAATTTCCAAAATATTCAACAATCATTCTTGCTCTCATTTTCGAATCAAATTTTCCATAATCTCCGTCGAATCCATATGGGCTACATCTCTTAAACTTACGCACCATATCATCCCACTCCATCGAATCAACATTCATTCCAATAGCACAGGGTCTGTTCCGTCTAGATCTCATCGACCACACTATATAACTAAGAAAATACTTTCTCACCAACATCGTATGACACATAGGCATCAAATTGAAAACTCTTGTTTTGTGCACCTTATGAAGGGGTCGTCGTTCATCTTTTAAACAATCGGTACACTCACTTTCCACTCGTTGTCCTAATTTCGCATTCTCTTCTCGATCATGCAATCGCTTTCGCAATAATTTTCCGTTTTCGTCATCTCTAATTCTGTAATTATCAGTTCCAGCTATTTGTTCAAAGAATCCTAATTTTCCGGTAGTTCCAGGTTTTCTTAAATTTGTATAGGGCCATCCTGGAGAAGTTTGCATGTTCATTCTATCGTAAAATTCCTCACCTTCAATTCCATTAATCGTCTCATCTTCGGTCAAAATTCGTCGTTTAAATCCAATTGATGCAAACTTGTTCTTCTCAATTTTATGTTCTAATACTTTTTGTAAAATTGCTTGGGGAAAGTCTCGAGAAGTAACATTATATTTTTGAAGCCCTTCTTCTAATGGATCCCAATTGGGTGGGGTTCGGGGATCTCTTTTCGACAAAACAGCTGGTTCACTAATTTTGGGGTAGATCATCTCATGTATCACACTTGGTTCTAAGGTCGTCTTCTCAGCTTGGTGCACACTCTCTCCATTCAAAC